GGCGAATACACCGCTGATGAGTATGTGGCGCTGCTTATTCGCCGCGATAAAGAACGCCTGAATGCCCAGCTGGCAGAGCTGGGATGCTGCGGCAAGTGTGGGGATAAGCTGTCCGGCGGTTGCGGCGGCCTGTTTAAAGGGGATTCGGCTTGCTATCACACTCATAAAGCCCGTGAGTTGATGTTGTGACAGGTCACAAATAACAAAAAGAGCGGCTTTGCAGGTGGGTGGTTTTACACTGTGAGTTTATTTATTACACTCAGGGGTTGACGAAAGTGGCGGTTTGCTCTATCGTTTGCCCTATCGTGGTGTTGGTGCGCCACAAAGAGCTTAGACATTGTTTCCATATCCCTGAACCCGGCCATTGTGCCGGGTTTTTTATGGGCGCGGGAGGGCTGAACTATGTAGATGAACGCCATTGTTTCCGGGTGTTTTTATCTGGCTGCACCTGTTATCAGTCAATGCCAGCATGTGATTGCAACGTATCCCGCATGAGGCCCAAAGGGCAGGGATCAGGTAGGGTTAGCGCCCCTTTAGTGCATAAGTGAGCTTTGAAATGAATGAACTGTGACCCGGCCATTGTGCCGGGTTTTTTTATGGGCGCGGGATGTATGGAAAAAACAGCAGGCAATGAAGTGCATGTGGGCAGCACGGATCGGGCGTTGTTCGGTATCGTGTCGGCCATCACCGTTGCGTTGCTGCTTTGGGTGGGAACAACACTAAATTCCAATCAAATCGAACTCAGCAAGCTGCAAGTGCAAGTGGCCCAGCTGGGTGATGAGTCACGCCGTGCCACGGCGGATAACCGTGAGGTGCTCCGCCGGGTGGGTGAGCTGGAAAAAGATGTGGCAGCGTTGAAAACGAAGGGGCGCAACTGATGGATGCAAAACAGCTATTGGAATTGGTGATCAGACCAACGTTGAAAAAACTTGGTTTGCACAGTGAAGCAGCAGAACAACTGGTGATCGGGACGATTTGGCAGGAATCGCGTGGCGAATACATCAAGCAACTGGGCGGCGGCCCTGCACTGGGTTTGGCCCAGATGGAACCCGCTACCCATGATGATATTTGGCGCAACTATCTGGCGTATAAACGCACCTTGGCAAACAACATCACTGAGCTGGCAAGTATGCAGTGCTTAGGTGATGGCATGATGCCGGATGCTAACGAGCTGATCGGTAACTTGAACTATGCGGTGGCAATGTGTCGAGTGCATTACCTCCGAGTAAAAGCGCCACTCCCTAAAGCGGGGGATGTGGCAGGCATGGCAGCGTATTGGAAGCAGTATTACAACACGCCGCTGGGAGCAGGCACGGCCCAAGAATTTGTGGAGCACTTCCCAAAGTTGTAGCAAGGGCAGGCAGGTGATTTGGCGGCTTTCGGGCCGCCGTTTTTTTTGGAGTAAACAACATGGGATTAACCAAAAGTTTTAAAACGGTGTTGATGGTTTGGCTGGCTGCGGTAGCACTGGCCGTGCTGGCAATGCCTCAAGCCGTGATGGCAAGCGAACTGGTAACGAACCCGGATCACCCGGTGGCGTTGGTTGAGTTGCTGGCCGTGTTCTTGGGCAGTGAACAGGCCGCCCAGTGGCTCACGGTGTTGGGTTTGGTGGGGTATGTGTTCACCCAGCTGAGGGCATGGCTCCCGGCGCATTGGTTGGCAAAGTTGCCCCGTTGGTTGGTCAGCCTGATGGAAGTGCTGGCAGGTAACTACCGGAAGGCAGGCAATGAAACTACTAACAACCCTAACAGCTATCGCAAATCTGTTTAACCGACTACTGGACAAGTTTGATGAGTATGACCGCGAACGCAAACGGCTGCGGCGTGAAGAACGCCGGGCCTCAGTGGCAGACAATCCCGACAAGGCTTTTGCTGATCTCTTTGGTCAGTCTGAGTCTGATGGGGTGCGCAAGCCAACCGCCGAGCAAGGCGGGACTATGCGATCCGACTCCTCTAAAGCTCCAGTGGATAAGAACCGCTGATGGCCGTGTGACAACGGCCAACGGCGAAGCCAAAACCGAGGACGGCGGGGCGTATCTTTCGCCCCGTTCACTGGGTGAATTGGTGAACTTTATCCATGACCTTAGAGAGTGTGCAACCGCTCAGCCCAGTGCTGGCGCGGGATTGCCGGGGACCCTGAGCGAATCAAACCTTACCACGGGCGGCAGGCTCGCGGGGTTTGGCTAATTTTCGGGTTTTCTATGGTCGTCAGCAGCACCTTGATGATTTTCAAGTGTGGCAAGGGCTGGGAGGTGAAGGCACTGACTAAAATCTGATCCTTTTTTGACGGTTAAGATCGTCACTGGATCATTACGCAAGAGGTGACGTTGAGGTGTGGGTGACGTTACAAGAATTGATGACGCTTATCTGTGGAACATAACCCGAATTGCTCAGGCGTTTGGGGTATCCCGTGACACGGTACGAAAGCGATTAAACGCCGCTGGGGTTGCCCCAGTGAAAAAAGTGAAGGGTGTGCCCCTTTATCCGCTCCCTGATGTTGGCCCAGCCTTGTTTGCTGGTGAAGCCAATGTGATGCCAACGGCATACAACCCGGATGAGCTGCACCCCAAAGACAGAAAAGACTATTACCAGTCGGAAAACGAACGGCTGAAATTTGAAGAAAAAACCAAACAGCTGATCCCGGTGGAAGAAGTCCGGGCCGATCAAGTCAGAACCCTGAAAGCCAACGTGGCATTTTTTGAAGGCTTAACGGACAAGATGGAGCGCACCCGGTTGTTCACCCCTGAACAGTTGGATGCGTTGGAGCGAGTCACCGACACGTTCCGCGATCAGCTATACAACGAACTGATGGATGTGGCGGATGAGTAATTATGCCAAAGCCGCAAGGATTCGCCGCGAATCGGCCACCTTAGTGCGAGCGCCCAAGCGCGAACCGATTTCACAAAGTGCCTCACGGTTGCTGTATGTGGAGCAAGGTGGGGCAATGGTGCCGTGGGATGGCTCGCTGATCCCTTATATCCATGAGCCAATGAACTGCCTGCAATCACGGCAATATGATGGCGTGGTGTTTGTTGGCCCAGCGCGAACAGGTAAAACGGTCAGCTTGCTGGATGCGTGGATCATGCACACGGCAGTCAATGACCCAGCGGATATGCTGGTGGTGCAGATTTCTGAGGAAAAGGCGCGGGAGTACAGCAAAAAACGCTTGAGCCGCAGCTTTGAATCCAGCCCGGAAGTGCGGGCGGCATTATCGCCCCGTGCCCATGACAACAATGTGCATGACAAGATTTTTAAAGCCGGGCATTACCTCAAGATCGGCTGGCCGAGTAAAAACATTTTTGCATCATCCGACTGGAAACGGGTGGCGCTCACGGACTATGACCGCATGGAACAGGACGTGGGTGGCGAGGGTTCCGGCTGGGTGTTAGCGGGTAAACGTACCCAAACTTTTATGAGCAGTGGCATGGTGCTGGCGGAGAGTTCGCCGGGCTATGACATTCTTGATCCTATGTATCGGCCAGAAAGCCCGCATGAAGCGCCGCCAACCAAAGGCGTTTTGGCCTTGTATAACCAAGGGGATCGCCGCCTGTTTTACTGGCAGTGCCCTGATTGCGGGGAATGGTTTGAGCCGGATTTTGAATTGCTGGTGTATGACACCAATGAATCCGACCCGACCAAGGCCAGCCGGGAAGTGTTTCTGGGCTGCCCGCATTGCGGGGTAATGCACCAAGAGCGACAAAAGCACCATTTCAACCGTGAGGGGATTTGGTTGCCGCAAGGGTGCTGGCTGGATCAGAACAAGCAGGTGCATGGTGAAGCCAGAGTGAGCCGCATTGCCAGCTTTTGGCAGAAAGGCCCAACGGCAGCATTTCAGACGTGGAACCAGTTGGTTTACAAGTATCTGGCGGCCATGAATGACTATGAACGCACCGGGAGCCTTGAAAACCTCAAGGCCACAACCAACACCGACCAAGGCAAACCGTTCACACCACCAAGAAACACGGACAGAAACGCCAATGATCTGATGGACAGGCGCAGCGATCTGGGCGTGAAAGTGGTGCCGGACTGGGTGCGCTTTTTGACCGCTGCCATTGACGTGCAGGGCGGTAAGAAAACGCCCCGCTTTGAAGTGCAGGTGGTGGGCTGGGGGCCAGAGCTGGAACACATTGTGATAGACCGCTATGCCCTGACCAAGAGCAAGCGCGAAGATCCCGACACGGCCAGCGGCTATGCCCGGATTGACCCGGCCAGTTATCTGGAAGATTGGGACGTGATCACCGACAAGGTGATCAACAAAACCTATCAGATTGATGATGAAACAGGCCGCCACATGCCTATCTTACTCACTGCCTGTGACTCCGGCGGTGAAGAAGGGGTGACGGATAACGCTTACAACTATTTCCGTAATTTGAAAAAGTTGGGGCTGTCCCGGCGGTTCATGTTGGTCAAAGGGGCCAGCCGTATATCGGCCCCGTTATTGAAAAAGAGTTACCCGGACAACACCAAACGTAATGACCGTAAGGCCAGCGCGGCGGGTGATGTGCCCGTGTGGCTACTGAATACCGACAAAATCAAAGACGTGGTGGCAAATGCTTTGGGCCGTGAGGAACCGGGCCGCCGTTATGTGCATTTTCCTGACTGGCTGCCAGAGAGCTTTTTTGATGAGCTGAGCTGTGAAACCCGTGGCCCAGATGGAAAGTGGCGTAAACCGTCTAATTCAGCCCGAAACGAAGCCTTTGACCTGTTGGTGTATTGCTGGGCCATTATCTTTGACCGCAAAGCGGATCGGATCAGCTGGGACAACCCACCGCCGTGGGCCAAGCCGATTGATGAAAACAGCGAGATATTAACGGGAGCGGGGGAAATAGCAGAGCAACCCAAGCGCCGCCGTAGGCGCAGAACCTAGAGAGGAACGCAATGGCATTTACTCAAGATGATCTGGATGCGCTCGATGAAGCCATTGCCAGCGGTGAACTTACCGTAAAAATCAACGGGCGAGAGGTGACATACCGCAGCATGGCCGAGCTGCTACAGGCAAAACGTTACATTGGCCGAGTCATGGCGAAACGGGCAGGCCGCCGCCGCAGTCCATTAGCTGGCATTGTTACAGTGGGTGATCGGGGTATTCGATGAAAGAAAGCATCATTGTGGGACTGGATGGGCAACCGCTATCCACTCCCGCAGCCCCGTATGAGGGGGCAACAAGAGCACCGCGCTCAATCGGTTGGCAAGCCCCGGCAGCGGGGCCAAACCGTGCGCTGGCATCGGCCATCAAACCACTGAGAAACCGCAGCCGCGCCGCTTATCGAAACAGCCCGTTATTGCGCAGTGCCATCAACAAAAACACCACCAATGAGGTGGGCCGTGGCTTTTGGTTACTCAGCACTTGCCGGGATGATGAATTTAGACTGGCCGCCAATGAGCTGTGGAAACTGAGCAGCACCCAGCTTGATCCCGAAGGCATCAAGAACTTTGGCGCGTTGGTGGATTTGTGTGTGCGAGCAAGGCGCATGAGCGGTGAGGTATTCATTCGCCGTTTACGCCGCCGTTTATCCTCCGGTTTGGCGGTGCCCATTCAGGTGGATGTGATGGAATCCGACCTGTGCCCGGTGGAATTTAACCGCAAGCTCAAGAACGGCAACCGAGTGGTGCAAGGGGTAGAGTTTCAAGGCAAAGTGCGCGTGGCGTACTGGTTTTATAAGCATCACCCGCAAGATGGGGTGGATGTGGTCAGCTTGGCCGATTTGGAGCGAATCCCGGCCCATGACGTGATCCACCATTTCAAGCAGCTGCGGCCCGGTCAGGTTCGTGGCGAACCTGATCCAGCGGCGGTGCTGCTAAAAGATCGCACGTTCCATGATTACGATGATGCCGAGCTGGTGCGCAAGAAAGAGCGCAGCAACTTCACGGGCTTTTTGTATCGTGAATCGTTCGATGAAGATGATTTTGAATATGACCCTATGACGGGCAAGCCAATGTTTGACGATGGCGAACCCGTGGAATCAGTGGAGCGAGTGACCACGGGCACTATGTTGCGCGGGGTGGCAGGTGAAAAACTCCAGCTGTTTGATGGGGACAACACGGGCAGCGGTTACAGTGATTTTGTGCGTTGGCAAGCCTTGCAAATGGCCGCCGGGCAGGAAATTCCTTACCCGTTATTAACCGGGGACTGGGCTGGCCTGAATGACAGGCTGGTGCGGGCATTTCTCAACGAGTACCGCAGAGGCATTGGCTTTGATCAAGTCAATCTCAGTGGCTTCCAAGTTGCCTTTAAGATTTGGCAATGGTGGTTAGCGGATGCGGTGCTGGTGGGCAAGCTCGATGCGCCCGGCTATGCCGATAACCCTTATTACTATCTGGCGTTAGACATTCGCCCAGATGCGTTTAAATGGCTTCATCCTGAGCAGGACGTTAATGCTCGACAAAAAGCGGTATCAAATCAGCTATCTAATATTGACGCAGAGGCCGCAGAATATGGACGAGATCTTGACGAGAACATGCGCCGAAATGCCAAGGCATTGAAGCGGTGGGAAACAATCTGCGAGGAAGAAGGTGTTGAGAAGCCCGGCAATTTAGCCGGGCTTTTTAATGCCCCAGAAGAAGCCGAGACACCACAAGATAAGGAGGACAGCAGCGAATGAAAAAGCACCTAGCTCTTGAGTACCTGCTAAGTACCGCTTGGGCGCTTGATGAACGATTGCTGAGCATCATGGGCCAGTTAGCGGCCCGTGACGTGGACAGTCTGGACTTATCCGAACTGAAAACCACCGCTGAGAACTTGCCGCAGTATCAAGCCGTCATGGCGAAAGATGGCAAAGCCTTGGGGCAATGCATGGAGTTGCGAGAAGGCGGGGTGGCGGTGCTGCACGTCAATGGCGTGATCAGCCGCTATGCAACATGGTTTCAGGCCATTTGTGGCGGTGCATCTACCCAGCTGGTGGCGAAAGAGTTTAACGAAGCCCTGAACAACCCCAGCGTGAAAGCCATTGTGCTCAATATTGACAGCCCCGGCGGTCAAGCGGATGGCATCCACGAACTGGCGGAAATGATACACGCCGCCCGTGGTGATAAGCCCATTGTGGCTTATGTGGGTGGCACCGGGGCCAGTGCCGCTTATTGGGTGGCCTGTGCCGCTGATGAGCTGGTGATTGATGCCACGGCTATGGTGGGTTCAATTGGCGTGGTTGCCACTTTGACCCGCTACAAAGACACGGATGAAGGCGTGGAGCGGTTGGAATTTGTCTCCAGCCAGTCCCCGAAAAAACGCCTTGATCCCGCCAGTAAAGAGGGCCGCGCCGATTGGCAAGGCCGTCTTGATCAGATGGCGGATGTATTTATTGACCGGGTGGCCCGCAATATGGGCGTAACCCGTGAAACGGTATTGTCCGATTTTGGGCAGGGTGGCGTTTTGATTGGTCAGAACGCTGTGGATCAGGGCATGGCCCACCGACTTGGCAGCCTTGAAGGCGTGATCAGTCAATTAGCAGAGAGAAAACACAAAATGACAGACAAGAAAACCAAAGCGGTGACGTTGCCAGCCGCGACCGAAGCCAGCGCCGATGTGCTGATCGGAGCGATTAAAGAGCAGCGCCCGGATGTGCTTGAAGCCTTACAGCCAAAAGTGGAGCCGGAGGCTACCGCCTTGGAACATGCGGGTGACATTGCCGCCGCTTGTGCCAGTGCCGGCTTTCCTGAACTGGCGGCCAACTTGCTCAAGCCGGATGTAACCAAAGCCAGCGCAGAACGCCAGATCGCCGCAGCCAGCGGCTTGAAGGATGTGTGCGCAGCGGCAGGCATTGAAGGCAGCACCGCCGCCTTGCTGGCTCACCTTGATGATCCGGTGAAACTGGCAGGTAAAGCCATCCACGAAGCGCAAGCGGCAGGGGATGACAGCAGCAAGATTGAAGGGCAGGTGGTCGGCAAAGAAAAGCAGACCGCCAAAATTGACGGTAACGCCATCATGGCAAAACGTAAGGCAAAGGCAGGTAAGTAATGATTGAAGAAAAAGCGCATGTAGGCAGCCACATCCTGAGCGAAGTGGGCGGATTGAGCCGTGATGATGCCCTGTTAAGTGGTGGTAACTACCTCACGGCAACGGTATTGGGTGAAGTTACGGCCAGCGGTGAACTGGTTCAGCTTAACCCGGCAGGCAGTGACGGCAGCGAAGTGGCCGCCGCTATCTTGTATCGTGCCGTGGATGCCAGCGCAGCAACCAAAAAAGGCGTGGTGAATGCTCGCCTGACCGCTGTGCGAGCTTCATCACTGGTGTGGCCGGACGGCATCACCGAAGCAGAGAAAACCGCAGCCATTAAGCAGCTGAAAGCGAACCACATCATTGTGCGTTAATCGCCCTGTTGACTAACCACCCTTAAATGCGGCCAGTGATTCACTGGCCGTTTTGCTTTTACCGTTCGGAGAAAAAGAATGGACGAAATTCAAGAACTATTTACGGTTGAGAACCTTACCGAGTCAATCAACCGAACTGAACAAACGCCGGGCCGCATTGGTGAGCTGGGTTTGTTTGAAGAAAAACGTATTGACACAACCAGTGTCAACATCGTGGAAAAGAACAACTCGATCATTTTGGTGCCTGCTAAGTCTCGCGGCAGCGAAGGCACATCACTGAAAGACAACAAGCGCAAGGGCGAGAACTTCCCACTGGTTCACTTGCCAATGTCAGGGGCCGTTCTGGCGGATTCTGTGCAGAACGTTAAGCCTTTCGGTGGTGAAACCCGTGAAGGCATGGTGCAAGCCAAGATTGATGAAGAACTGGACAGAATGCGCGGCTCTATTGATGTCACCATTGAATGGCAGCGCATGGGCGCACTGGCGGGCAAGATCTTGGATCATGATGGCACGGTGCTGGTTGACCTGTTCCAAAAGTTCGGCATGAGCCGCTTTGTGAAAACACTGGATTTCACCAAAGACTTGCGCACCCAGCTAACAGCGGCCAAGCGTGAATCTAAGAAAGCGCAGGGCGCAATCAAAGCCCCTCGTTATCGTGTTCTGGCTGGCCCTGAACTGATGGATGAATTGCTGAAAAATGACGACTTCAAGCGAGCGTATGAACGCTATGACAGCGGCAGCGCACTGCGTGACGATGTAACAAGCGGTATTTCATTTGGTTCCTTCATTTGGGAAGAATACGAAGGCCAAGTGGGCGATCAGGAATTCATCCTGCCAAACGAAGGCTTACTGGTGCCGGAAGGTGTGCGCGGTATGTATAACACCTACTTTGGCCCAGCGGATTACGAAGAAACCGTGAACACCTTGGGCTTGCCGTATTACGCCAAGGCCGAGCCAATGAAGTTTGGCAAAGGTCACGAGCTGGAAGCGCAATCCAACACAATCAGCATCAACACGGCTCCCCGTGCCGTGGTGGGCTTCAAAGTCGGCACTAAGAACCCTTAATGCGTGACCCGTTCCAAAAGGCCAGCCGCCGGATAGTCCGGCGGTTGGGCAGGCCCGTCACAATGGTGACAGTCAACGGGGTGCGCCTTGAAATGAAAGGCGTATTTGACCACCCAGAACAAGAGGTGATCACCAAGGGCAAACGTGGCGGGTTAACCCTCAAGGCCGATGTGCCCACCTTGACGGTGCTGGGCAGTGAATGCCCGGAGCTGAACAAGGAACTGCGGATTTTTGTGGATGAGCGGGAATATTACCCGGTGCCCAGCAAGTCATTTGATGATGGTGCGGGCTGCATGGTGATTGTTCTGGCTGATCCGGTGCCTGATCAGAATTACGAGGACGAACAGACCGATGGCGGAAAGTGGCGTTGAAGTTCAGATGAACTTTGCCCAAGCCATCCGCAATGCTACGGCAGTGATTCAAGCCACACCCAAACAGATGGAAGTTGCCAGCGAACGGGCCATAAGGAAAACCATTCGCTGGCTTTCTGGGCGGGTAGCGCGAGAACTCAGCCAGCAGCTTGGCATCCCACAAAAGAACCTCAAGCCCCGCTTGTTGGTGCGTAGCGTGGGCAAGGGTATGGATAAAGCGCACATTCTATGGATGGGCGTGGCCCCTATGTCAGCGGATTTGGCAGGCAAGGCCCGGCAGACCCGCAAAGGGGTGACAGTCGGAAAACGTAAATTTGAAGGCGCATTTTTGCGCAGTGTCTACAACCCAGAAGAAAACGTGTGGATTCGTGCCCGGCGTAACCGTGAGCAAGGGTATTTGACCCTGAGCCGCCGCCGTAAGGCGAACCACCGCAGCCCAAACCCTGAGCTGGCCGGACGTTTCCCGATCCAGCGAATAGGGGTGGAGCTGGAAAGCATAGCCACTGAGATATTCAGGCGGCTGGACAGGCGAGCACTGGACAGATTCAAAACCTTGATTGAGCAAGAACTCAACTATGCAGTGAACCACGAAAGTAAGAAAGCACGAAAGTAAGAAGGGCAGGCCATGAACGATGATGATTTAACCCTGATACATGAAGCGCAGGTGGCTTGCATCAAGAAAGCCATGCCAATGCTCAAACAGGTGGACGATTACGCCCCGGAGTTGCTGGAGGGTAAAACCGCCATCACAAGCCCGGCGGTATTGCTGGAGGCGGTGCAAATCAAGCCCGGAAAAAAGGTATCAGGTGGCCGTTTGGCCCTCACCATTGAGTTTGCCGCTCACTGCATCCTGAGCATGAAAACCAAAAAGGTGCAGCTCGAAATTCGCAACCTTGCGGCCAGAGTGCTGCAAGTTATCAATGAAAACCGTTGGGGGCTGGAGTACGCCAAACACCCCACGGATCTTGCCGCATTCCCCGGCATGTTCAGTGAAAAGCTGGGCTTTGAAAGCTGGGTGGTGTCATGGGAGCAAGAATTTCACTTGGGTGAAGTCAATCTGGGTGAGGACTGGTTGCCCACTCAGGTTTATATCGGTGAAGCGCCGAACATTGGCGCAGCCCATAAAGACGATTACACCCTGACCGAAACCGAACCCTCACCCAGTGAGTAAGGCAGCACATGGATCAGTATCAAAATTTAGTGCTGCGGATTGAAGAACTTGAACGCCGGGTGGGCCAGATGGTGATCAGGGGCAAGATTGCCGAAGTAGACCCGGCCAAGCATGTGGCGCGGGTGGCGTATGGCCCAAAAGGTAAGCAGCTCACTGGCTGGTTGCAATGGAAACCCATGAGAACGGGCAAGGCCATTACATGGTGGTGCCCGGAAGTGGGTGAAGGTGTCACGGTGATCAGTGAAGGTGATCTGGCGTTGGGTGAAATACTGCCCGGCAGTTATCAAGCTGAGTTTCCGGCCCCCAGTGACAACCCGGATGAATATCTGGTGCATTTCGGGGATGGCTCCAAAGTCAGCCACAACCGCAGCACCCACAAACTGGAAGTGGTCAACGTGGGTGATGTGAACATTACCACCCAGCAAAACATCACGGTCACAAGTACAGGCACCGCCACGGTGGATGCTGGCGCAGATGTGAACGTGAAATGTAAAGGCCAAGCCACGGTGAATGCAGGCGGTGAAATCATTGCCAACGGAAGCAAAGTAAAACTGAACAAAGGCACCGGAGTGGTGACAGGTGAGTGCATTTGCCACTTTACCGGGAAACCTCACGGTGACATTTCCAGTCAAGTGACCGCAGGCAAATAAGGGGGACGCATGGCACTGAGTAAATCCGGCCTTAAATCTCGCATTGTCAGCGAGTTTGAAGCCTTGGGAGCGAGCGCCGAGGGTGAACACTCTTGGGTTAACAAAATCGCTCAAGCCATAGCCAATGCCGTGGTGGACGAAATCCAAGCCAATGCAAAGGCCGCCGTGAGCGGTGGCTCAAGTGCGGGTGAGCACCCTATCAAATAAGCACGAAAGGCAGAAAGCACGAAATGAAAACAGGAACCCACCGCGACACGGGCGCGGCTTTGGGCGGTGTCGCCTATCTGCGGCAACGGCTCAGTGATGTGATTAACACGCCGCTGGGTTCGCTGGTGGGCCGCCGTGAATTTGGTTCGCGTATGCACGAACTGCTTGATCGTAACGTCAACGAGGCATTCCACATGAATGCTTATGTGCTACTGGCGGAAGCGATAAACAACCCAGCCAACGGGCTGGATGATTTTAAATTGAAGGAAATGCAGATCGAGAGGCTGGGTGATGCTCACTACAGCTTGACCATTATGGGCTATCTCGATGATGGCAACCCGGTAACGATGGAGGGGCTGCAATATGGCTGAGGGAATTAACCTCGCTTTGCTCCCGCCGCTTGATGTTGTCAAGCAGGTGGATCATGAGGCCATTATCAAAGACGTGGCCGAAAAAGCCGGGCTGGAAAATGCCAGCCCCAGCGATCCGGCCTACCGGGTGACGCTGGCGAACACTTACCGTGAGGTGATGCTCAGGCAAGATGCCAACGAGCAAGCCCGTGGCTTGATGCTGGCTTATGCCAAAGGCCCAGAGCTGGATCATATCGGGGTGACATACTACAAGCACCCTGATGGCTCCCCAGTGCTGCGGATTGATGGCGAAAGTGATGATGCTTACCGTGACCGTTTGCAAAAGTCCCCAGAGGGGCTTTCTGTGGCGGGGCCAGATGGCGCATATGAGTTTCATGCCCGCAGTGCTCACCCGGATGTAAAAGCGGCCACGGTATCCAGCCCGGCCCCGGTCACGGTAGAGCTGCACATTCTTAGCCATAGCGGCCAAGGGGTGCCCACTCAATCGGTGCTTGATGCCGTGGATGCCTACACCAAACCATTCAGGCCATTAACGGACAAGCTCACCGTGAAAGCGGCGGAGGTGTTGACCTATGCCATTACTGCCAAGCTGTTCATTAAGGTTGGCCCTGATCCTGAACTGGTACGCCAAGCGGCTGAAAAGCAGCTGGCGGAATACGTTGCCGCCTTGCATCGGTTCAAAGGCCGGGTGGTGGAATCGTCTGTTCATGCCGCTTTGACGGTGGAAGGGGTGGAAGAAGTGCAGCTGGATAGTTGGGCGGATGTGATTTGCACCGCTATCCAAGCACCGTTCTGCACGGGTATCACGACCACCTTTGAACTGGTGGATTAAGGGGAAAGCATGGAACCTGTTTCAATATTGCCGCCCAGCGTGTCCGAACTTGAACGAGATTTGGAACTGGCACTGGCGCGAATCGAGCAAGTAGAAATCCCCATTGCCACCCTGTGGAATCCGTGGGAATGCCCACTGGAGGTGCTGCCGTTCTTGGCGTGGGCCTTATCGGTGGACTTATGGCGCACGGATTGGCCGGAAACGGTCAAGCGCCGGGTGGTGGCTAACTCGCTCAATGTTCACCGCATTAAGGGCACCCGCCCAGCGGTAGAGAAAGCCCTCAGTGATTTGGGGGTAAGCACTGATCTGGTGGAATGGTTTGAAAAAGCCCCGGAAGGCGAACCGGGCACCTTTGAGGTGACGGCATGGGCAAACGAGAACATCACGCCCGGTGAAGAAGGGATGCTGAACCCTGAAATGTACGATCAGATCCGCCGGGCCATTGTGAATTCCAAGAACACCCGCAGCCACTTTGAATTCAAGGTGGGGGCGAAGTTTGGCCCCAACCGGATCGCAATGGCGCTGGCCTTGTCCGGCATGGCGGCCTTGGCGCGAAACACGGCCAACACCAAACAAGAGCCGTTAGCCAGTCAAGTCGGGATCGGGGCTGTTTCAGTTACGTCCGGGCTTTCGCTATCTCGCAGCACTCAGCAACCGCACCTTGATGCTAACCCACGGCCAAGCCGCTGTGGGGTGGCTGGGGTGTGCTGGGGCTATTCCGTTATTTACCGACACATGGAGGCAAGCGCGTGAGTGCGTTAATACCCATTATCACAACCAAAGGCTTAGCCGCTGTATTCAATGCAGAAAACACCGGGGTGGCCGCAAAAATTACCCACATTGCATTGGGCGACAATGGCCGCACACCCAGCAAAGGAGAGCTGGGCCTAGTTAATGAGCGAATGCGTATCCCTATCGCTGATGGCGAACGGGTTAACGATCATCAAATTCACGTCACGGCGCTGGCCGATGGCTCCACGGAATTTTGGGTGCGTGAAATCGGCTTTATGCTCGAAGATGGCACCATGCTGGCCGTGTGGTCAGACAAAGATAGCCCGCTGGCTTACAAGTCGGCTCAGGTGCCGTTATTGCTTGCCTTTGATTTGGTGCTGGAGGCACTGCCCGCCCAGTCTGTCACGGTGGTTGGCACGGGCGCAGATTTGTCACTGGCTGCATTTGCAGAGCACCAAACCGCATTGGCTGCGGCAAACGTTGCCAACATGGCCCGCCATGTTGAATTGCTGTTTCGTGTCAACGATATGGAAAACGCGAGTTAAGGGGGCAATGTGGCCGCAGGTGATTTGAATATGGTGGCAGGCACCACCTTGCGTTTTGCTTTGACGTGGGAAACCGAGAACGAAGCGGGCGAGCTTGAGCCAGTCAAATTACATGGCTGCACGGCCAAGTTCGCCATGCGGGATGTAAAAACGGATCTGGTGATTGCTACCGCAGACACCACGGACGGGATCGAGATAAACCCGGAAACGGGTGAAGTCAGCGTGACCGTGGTGCCAGAGAAAACCCAAGGAACGCCCCCGGCTCCACTGGGTAACGTGAGTTATGAAGTGCGGGTGTATTTCCCATCGGGTGATGCTTATCCCTTGGTGAATGCGTTTATTGCCATCTCAAAAGGGGCGATTGATTAAGTGAGGGGGAACCATGCTTGATACGCAATGCCGTGTGGTTGTGTCTTACCAATCCCGCCAAGTAATAAAGCTCAAGCAAGGCGACACCGTGACGGTGATCGCCAAGCCATCCAAGCCATGTTTATCCGTGGTTAGCGTGGGTGTGCAAGGCCCGGTGGGCACCGTGGCTGAGGAAGTGCTCAGCCGGGTGGAGCAGGCAGAGCAATCCGCCAATGAGGCGAAAAGTGAAGCCAGTGCCGCGCAATCTGCCAGCGAGCAAACCCAGCTGGATATGGATCAGATGCTCACTGATATGACCAACCGATTTAACTATCACGCTGGGGTTATCTCAGCATAAACCCACAAGGGGGAGGAATGTCACTCACCACCAAAATTGAAGCCATGATCGCTGCCGTGAATAACCTCATGGGGGTAATTGATGGCAAGTTAAGGGGAAAGGCGGAAGCAACGGACGTTTACAGCCGCACTTACCTGAACGACTCCGCCAACACCTTGGGAGCCAATGCCGCCACGGCCAATAAGCTGAAAGTGGCCCGCAGCATTGACCTTGCCGGGGATGCGTCCGGCAGTGTGTCGTTTGATGGTTCGGGCAATGTGACCTTATCCGTGACGGTTCCGACCCTTGACGATAAAGCCAACAAAACTGACACGCTCACCCCGGCGCAGATTGATGCCCGGATTGAGCAGGTGATCGGTGCGGCCCCGGAAGTCTTGGACACCTTGCAAGAAATTGCAGATGCACTGGGCAACGATCCGAACTTTGCGGCCACTATGACCGCAGAACTGGCAAAGAAAGCCGACAAAACCACGGTTTTCACTAAAGAAGAATCAACCACTAACTTTCTGGGTAAGAGCGCCAAGGCAGCGGATTCAACCCTGTTTGGCGGCAATGCACCAAGCCATTACGCCACCGGGGCTTCCCTCAGCGCACTGGAACAGGAAGTGGGTGACGCATTTACTCAACTTGCTACGTCATTCAACGATGGCGCGGCACAAATTAACGCAATTGGGAGTTAACTAAACCATGAGCTTAGAGCAACAAGTGACCGCGCTGGTGGAGGCATCCAACAACCTTACCTCAGCGGTTAACAATAAAATTGGTGAAATAGACAGTAAAGTTGAAGAAGCCACTAGAAAAATCTCAGAAGGTGAGGTTGACCAGATTGGTATTTCATTACTGAGCTTTAGTAGTACGGGGACTAATCCGCCTTTAGTTATAGACCAAAACAGCTTCAAAACAGGCCGTGAATTTCAGCGTTCTTTCTATTGTTCAGGACAAGGTGACTCCGGCACGGGGCTTAATGGTGCTGGTCAAGATATGTGGATTGATGTTCTAGAGCTTCGCCCTAGTTACGGTGGTATTAATGCACGTCTTGAGTTTATGCAGAATCAGCGTGGTGTCCCTACTGTGATTGATGAATCATGTATCTTGCGAGCAGTAAAGCGTTCTGCGGAAGAACCAACATTCTTACAAAACAGAGATGGTGTAACAGCAGTTGCAAATTTCCGTTTATTGGATGATGAACGAAATGTGGTTACTTCTGGTTCGGCTCCAGCAAGGTATTTGCAAATGTATGTTAAGCGTTATAACAACGCATGGTTAAGAGCGGTATTTACAAACATCATTTAAGGAAAACGAGTATGTCACCAAGAGAACAAGCTGAATTTGATGGTAAGTGGTTAGGTGTAAGAAAGATGCGAGATCACCTTATTTCGTTGACTGATTGGACTCAAATGAATGATGCTCCATTGTCCACTGATAAGGTAGATGAGTTTAAGACTTATCGCCAAGCCTTGCGTGATATTCCGCAGAACGTGGGTAACCCTGATGATGTGGTGTGGCCGACTAAGCCAACGTTTTAAAGTACGAAAGTAAGAAAGCACGAACGCCGCGAAAGCGGTTTTTTGTGCCTGAAATTCACCCGAAGCCCTAGCGCCATGCGCTGGGGCTTTTCTTTTACACAAGATTTGGAGCTGATACATGGCCGCAGATTATTTGCATGGCGTAGAGATGATTTATCTCGAAAACATGAACCGCCCTATTGAGGTGCTTTCCGCCTCAACCATTGGCTTAGTGGGCACGGCAGATGATGCCGATGCCACGGTTTTCCCTTTGAATACCCCGGTGCTGATTAATAGTGAAAGCCAGATCGCCAAGGCTGGCACCACGGGCACCCTGAAAACGGCATTACAGGACATTTATGATCACGGCGCTGCGGTGGTTATCGTGATCCGTGTGGCCGAAGATGCAGACGAAGCCCAAGAGGTGGCAAACGTAGTGGGCCAGCTCGACAACGACACAAACACCTATGGCGGCCTCAAAGGCTTGCTGTTTGCTGAAAGTGTCTTGGGTATCCGCCCTCGCTTACTGATTGCCCCAGAGTTCAGCCACAAAACGGGCGTGGGTGCTGAGCTGGAAAGCGTAGCCATCAAACTCAATGCCATTGCCATTGTGGACGGCAGTGAAAACGGCTTTAGCAGCGTAGTGGCTGAGGTTAAGACCTACGGGCCAACCCTGTTTGTTAACTGTGGCATTAAAAAGCTGGGCAGTGACGGCAACCCGGTCACACGCAAAGCCAGTGCCTTTGTGGCGGGCCACATTGTGCGCGTGGATAACCTTGAGGGTTATTGGCATAGCCCATCAAGCCGCAAGATGATTGGCGGCATCATTGGAACCAGTGAGCCGATTGATCACGCTATTGGCTCCACAACCTCAAAAGCCAACCTATACAACGCCCAGAACGTGTGTGTGATTGTGCAGCAGCAAGGCGGCTGGTTCTTCTACGGCAACCGCTTGGCGGATGGCACCATGATCCCGCACCAACGTATCCGCTACATCGTGGGTGATTCGATTCTTTACGCTCACCAAGAGCTATTGGATCGCAACGTCACCAAAGGCTATGTGGACGGCGTGAAAGGCCGAGTGAATGCGCTATTGCGCCGCCTTGTATCGCGTGAAGTGATCAGCGGTGGTGAATGCTGGCTGGATAAAGAACTGAACGTGGCCGCCATCGGCACCGCTCAGGTGTATTGGGATTACGATCTGGGCTTTTATGATGTGGCTGAGCGCATGACGTTCAGACAGCACATCACGGATCGCTATAACGAAGCCATTTTTAGCTAAGGAGTGAAACCGTGGCAAAACTACCTTCAATGCTGGTGGACATTAACGCATTCTTTAAAGATGAATCGTTTGCTGGCTTATGTAATACGGTGACACTGCCTAAGATTGTCACCAAGACCGTGGATCAGGTGCTTGCAGGTGTAGCGGGTGACATTGAGCGCAACATTGGCAAGCTGGAAAAGCTCGATTGTGAAGTGACCATTGCCGACTATGCCAGCAAGGTGATTGATCTGGTGGGCAACCGTGAAAGCCGTGATGATCAGTTTATCGTTCGTGGCTACGTGGACACCGATGCCGGGGATATGGCCGTGGCGGTCAAGATGCAAGGTTTCTGGAAGTCGATGGAGCACGGCGGCGAGTTCAAGCCGGAAGAAGAAGCGGCCATGAAATTTGCCATTGCCGTGGAAGTCTACACGCTGGAAATCGACAACAAAGAAATCATTCACATTGACAAGATGAACAACATTTTCCGTGTGAACGGCAAAGACCGAAACCAAAAATGGCGTGAAGCACTTGCGCAGTAATTAGCCAGAAAGCACGAAAGCAATAAAACTCAACGAGTACCCACACAAGTCCCTGACCGTGAAAGCGGCAGGGGCTTTTTTTGTGGCCGTCCTCGATGCAGCAATCAAATTTAACTGTGGGTAAACAGATTATGACTGAACAAGTTAACGACAACGAACTAACACTGAATAAGCCACTCAAGCGTGGTGATAACGAAATCAAAACCGTGACGTTCCGCGAACCCGATACAGGCAGCTTGCGCGGTCTGGAAATGTTTGGCGTGTTGCGTATGGACATTAACACCCACCGCACCTTGGTGCCTCGAATCTCAAACCTTGATGCCAACCTGTTTGACATGCTCAGCCCTAAAGACTTGGTGGCCGTGCAAAACAAGGTGGTCAGTTTTTTCATGGAATAACCCCGCCTAAAGACGTGATGGAGGTCGAAGCGGATCTGTTCATCGTGTTTCAAGGTTGGGACGCTAACACCACGGCCAGCATGTTGCTCCCTGAGCTGATGCGCTGGCACAAGATCGCCATTGCTCGCCATAAGAAGGCAGACGATGACGATTAACCAGATTACGCCCCAGCGGTGCCCTTGATTGAGTGGCGGCGCTGGGGCTTTTTTTGTTTGTAACGAGGGCAGGCAATGGCTGAAAGTAAATTAAAACTCAGTCTGGTAATGGATATGGTGGACAAGATCACCGCACCCATTCAGAAAGTCACCACCCAAACCACCAAGGCCGGGGAAAAAATCAAGGCCACTCAAGACAGCCTCAAGCAGCTGGGCCAGCAAAGCAGTGACATTGAGCATTTTAGAAAGCTGAAAACGGCCACGGCTCAAACCAGTAAAGAACTGGATGAAGCCCAAGCCAAGGCTAACCGTTTGGGCCAGCAGATGCAGAACACGGCCAAGCCTACCCGGAAAATGACGGCGGAGTTTAACAAGGCTCAGGCAGCGGTCAGCAAGCTGAAAGCTCAGCAGCAAAGTGAAACCGATCAGCTGCAAAAGCTGCGGGGTAAGCTGGCAGAGGCGGGCGTTTCCACCAATAAGCTCAACGAAGCAACCCGCAAGATCAAGAAAGAAACCCAAGCCTATAACGAGCAGCTGAAAAAAGAGCAAAGCCAGCTGGATAAAATCGCCAAGCAGCAAGAGCGGATCGGCCAGATTAAAGACCGAAACAGCAACATTAAAGCCAAGGCCGCCACGGATGCGGTGGGCGTAGGTGCTGCGGTGTTCGGGGTGAAACAGCTGGTGGATGCTCAGGGCGAGATCAGCAGTGCTCAGGGTGAAATCGGATCGCTTGGCCTCAATGATGCCGAAGTGGCCGCCATTACCCAGAAAGCCAAAGAGTTTTCAAACCAGTGGGCGGGCACCACTCAGGCCGAGTTCATCAAGGCCAGTTATGATATTAAATCCGGGATCAGCACCCTATCCGCGGAGGCGGTGGGCGAGTTCACCAAAATTGCCGCATTGACCGCCACGGCCACTAAGTCCACGGTGGGCGAAATGACCGGGCTGTTTGCTACGGGTTACGGTATCTATAACAAGCAGTTTCAGGCGTTCGGGGCCAAAACCATTGATGGCTGGGAGAAGATGAGCCAAGCGGAGAAAGATGCCGCTTTTGGTACTTATTTCAGTGATGGTATTGCCGCGAGTGTGCAGCAGTTCAAAACGGACGGCAGCCAGATGCAAGGGGCTATTTCTGCCCTTGGTGCTGCGGCCACATCCTCAAACGTTCCTTTTGCTGAACAGCTCAGCATTCTGGGCCAACTCCAAGCCACTATGAGCGGCAGCGAAGCGGCCACAAAATATAAATCATTCCTGAATGCGGCAGCGGGCGCAGGTGAAAAGCTGGGCCTGAGCTTTCTTGATGCGAATGATCAGCTGCTATCTATGCCGGAAATTCTGCAAGAGCTGCGGGATAAGTACGGGGAAACCCTGACCGATATGGACAAGATGGAGCTGAAAAAAGCCTTTGGCTCAGATGAGGCAATGGCCCTGATCACTCAGCTTTATCCTGAAATTGACACCCTCAAGGGCAACATTAACAGCATGAATGGGGCTTTGCTTGATGGCGGCAAGAACGTCAACAAGATGGCTACCAGTATCGCCACTGGCCCTTCTGAGTCCATGCAGCTGCTAACCCAGCGAGTGGGCAACATGACCGCAGCCATTGGCTTACTGTTCGCCCCGGCGGTGATGTTCGTCAGTGACGTGATCGGACAAGGTGCCATTGCCATTTCATCATTCACCGAGAATTTCCCGATCTTGTCTCAGGTGTTGGCGTTCGTGGTGGTAGGCATGATTGCGTTCAAAACGGCCAGCATAGCCAGCCGCTTGGCTTATGTGGCGTTTTCAGATTCGTTGCTGTTCGGTCAAAAGGTGCTGGGAATGCTCAACATTGCCCAGATGAAGAACACCGCCGTGATGGCTGTCAGTCGCGTGAAAACCTTAGTCAGTGCCGCCGCCACTGCGGTGATGAGTGGAGCGCAAAAAGCGTTAGCTCTTGCCACGGCGTTCACCACATCGGCCACCGTTCGGGCTAATGCGGTGATGGTGCTTACCCATACCAGAACACTGGCTGCCGCTGGTGCCTTGTTAATGATGTCAGGTGTGCAAAAGGCACTGGCCGCAGGCACCGCCGTAATGACAGGCGCACAATGGGCACTCAATGCCGCCATGATGGCTAACCCTATCGGGCTGGTGATCGCTGGCGTGATGGCCCTGATTGCTGTAGTGGCGCTGGTGGTGAAGTATTGGGAGCCGATCAGCGGATTCTTTGCCAACTTGTGGGGGGGGGTGAAATCGGTTTTCTCAGGCGCATGGGAGGGGATTAAAAACACCTTGGCAATGGGCTGGGAGTTCATCAAAACGCTTTTCTCATGGTCGCCACTGGGTTTGATTATTCAGGCATGGGAGCCAATCACGGGCTTTTTCGGCAGCATGTGGGAAGGCATCAAAGGCATGTTTTCTGGTGCTATGGAGTGGCTGAAATCAATGGTGCTTGCACCTATTGAAACCCTCAAAAACACCCTTGGCGCGGCATGGAATGCGCTGTTTGGTGGTGATGGGGAAGAAGTCACCCACACGGTGAAAAAGGTGGCTGAGGATGTGCCAGCCCTTTCCAACCCGGCAGCTGCCCAAGTGACCGCCGAAGGCGAACCCATCCCCAAACCTCGATCCACTGAAACCCTGAGCGCAGGCAACCAAACCACGCAAAGTGTCAGCTATCAATTTGGTGACATTATCGTGCAGGCTGCACCGGGCATGAATGCCCAAGAGGTAGCGCAGGAAGTGGCAAGGCAGCTGGCCGCTGAAAAGCGCAAGGCAGAACGTAAGAGCCGGACTTTAGCGGTGGATTAACACCGCTTTAAGTACGAAAGGCAGAAAGCACGAAAGCAAGAGAGGTAAAACATGGCCGTAATGATGGCGCTGGGCAGTTTTCAGTTCAGCATCAACACCATGCAATATCAATCCCTCAAAACGTCTATGGGCTGGCGCTGGGCGAAAATGGACAGGGTGGGCCGCAAGCCTGCCCGCCAATTCAAAGGCCCGGAGGGGATCAGCAAATCATTTGATATTGCCCATTATCCGCAGGATGCGGATGGCTTAACCCGGTTTGATGAGATTCAGGCCATAGCCGATGAAGGCAAGCCGATCCGGCTGGTGGGTGGCGCACTGCGAAAAACAAACGGGCAGGTGAGTGGCACCGCTTTGGATTTGGGCTTGTGGGTAATTGAAAAGCTCGACCTGACAGAAACCCAGTTTTTGGATAACGGCATACCACTGGAAATGAAAGGCTCTATCACTATCAGTGAATATGGGGAGGATCAGCCGTGAAATATGTAACCGGCACGGGCGAAATGCTTGATGCAATTTGCCACCAATACTATCAGGGACGCACGGGCGCAACGGAAGCCGTGCTGGAGGCAAACCCCGGACTGGCGAAAGCTGGCCCGGTGCTGCCTGTTGGTATCACCATTGAACTGCCTGATCTGGAACCTGCCACCAAACAGGGCACAGTGAGCTTATGGGATTAATCGCCAATGAAACAAGTTGATTTTCAGATTATCGCTAACCAGAACGACATAACCGACAAGATCCGGGATAGATTGCTGCGGCTCACGTTAAATGATGCCGCTGGCATCGAGAACGACACCGCAGAAATTGAGCTGGATAACCGTGATCAGGCCATAGCCCCGCCGCCTACCGGGGCCGAGCTTAATATTTATATTGGTTATGTGGGTGATCTGGTATTTAAGGGCACGTACACGGTGGACGAAATCAGCGAGCCGCTGGAAACGGACACCCTCACAATCAGTGCGCAGGCGGCCAAGATGAAGCGCAGCTTTAAAGCGCCCCGTGATGAGAGTTACGACAATATCACGCTGGGTGAGCTGGCCCAGCAGGTGGGTGGCCGTCATGGCTATGAAGTTCAGGTGGAACCGTCACTGGCTGGGATTCAGTTTCCCCACCTCGATCAGCGGGCTGAGTCGGATAGTAACATGCTCACCCGTTTGGCCCGTGAGAACGGGGCCATGTTTAAGGTGGCGGCTAATAAGTTGCTGTTAGTGCCAAAGCAAAAAGGTAAGACAGCCAGCGGGAAAGACCTGCCCACCATTGAAATCACCGATCCTGAGCACTCCACGGGTACGGTAACGGTTCAAGACCGGGAAGATTACCAAAGTGTGGTGGCGTATTGGTTTGATGAAGGTGCCCAAGAGAAGCAGACCGAGCGGGCCGGAAGTGGTGAACCTGAATATGTGATCAGAAAAACCCACACCGATCAGGCATCGGCGCAGCAGGCCGCCAGTGCAAAGCTGGGCGAACTGCAACGAGGTAAGGCCCAGTTAAACATCACCCGACCACTGAACCCCTTGATTGTGGCGGAAGGCTTTTTGCAAATCAGCCAGCACAAGAAAAACGCCAATGGCCGTTGGCTGGTGGAAAATGTAAGCCATACCATTGAGCCGGGTTCCGTGGCGGAAACCACGGCAAAAGGCGCGGTTGCGTGATATGCGCACGGGTGGGTAATGCGTTCCATTTTGGAAATTGACAACTATATTAATTAGAGATAGTTGTTTTAAGGGGCTTTTCATGCGGAAACGTGATTGTTGCAGGGATTCGCCTTACATTTGCCGCCGTTGCTATCCACGCAAAGAAACATCCATACATTACGCCCAACTTGCTGGGCGTTTTGTTCACTGCCAGTGCCTTGAAAAAGAGCTGTTAAGATACCCCGGCCCCGCTGGTATCAAGGGGCTTTCGTCTGAAAACATCCTTTTAAACTGCCATTATTGCAATTTGGTGGATTTACCTTGTGATTATGACTATTACGGCAAGCCGCTGGAGGATATGCCCAGCTGTGTGAGCCGTGAAGTGTGTGAAAGCTATGCCCGGCAAGATGCGCTGATCATCGAAGAACAGCAGGCCATGACATTTGCCGATACTGATTATTTTTATGCAGACACCGAGCAGCTGCATACCGTCCAAACGCAAAAATTCCCTTTATTCAATTTTAACGGTGATGTGATCGGCATCGTGTTTTTGATAAATGATTTTTTCCCTTCATCCGTAGAGGGCATGTTTAAAATGCCTGACTTTTCCAACCTAGCCAAACCCCTCAGCATGGCCGAAACCCGGCTAATTTATTGTAAACGCCTTGGGCTAAGTGATAGCGAGGCCGCCGCCAAAATGGGCGTGAATCCGTCCACTGTGCGCACACTCAAGGCCCGGATCAGGGATAAGACAAACTTAACGGTGGATCAGCTGAGGCGGGTTTTATCCAAAGATGTGAGCCGGGTACTCATCAAGAAAAAAGATTCTTTCCGTGTCAGGTAGTTACTGCGAAATGTAGACAAAAATAGCTACAGACAAACTTTTGCATATGAGCGCATAATTTGTGCGCTTGAGCAATAACTCTATGAAATCAAAAAAGAACGCAAAAGGAGGTTCAGGGTTCTTTCTCGTAATGACCCGACAAACATAATGGATTAAGATCGGCAGCTTATGGCTTTTAAGAGCTGCTTTAAGGGCTTTAATGCGTCTGGTGGTAGTTGGGTAATCAAGGCAAGTAAATCACTTTCCTGTTCCCCCGGAGATTGCGCAGGCCCGTCACCTGTTAATAGCCATCGGTGCGTTATCTTGTAGCGTTTGCACACATGGTTAATCAGCTCAGGTGATAACGCCAATAATCCCCGCTCATACTTTGAGACAGTACCCCGCGAACAATCAAAAGCATTGGCTAGTTCTTGTTGAGATTCACCGAACAATTCCCGCATTGTGCGCAATCGCTTCCCGATCTGTTGGTTCGTTGTTTCCAAAATGGCACCCTTTTTATGTTTGTGGTTGTTCTAAGGCGCAAAAAAGCTAGATAAAACAGTGCTTTAGATCGTATCAGTGGCAAAGGAATAAACAAGGCTTTTTATAAGTGAACGCAATTGATTGATCTGAAACTAAAATAAATACAAAATACTGTGATTATATACAGTGTCACGGCTAGAAGGAGTTGTCTAAATGACGCTTACAAAAAATAATTACAAAGGATCGAATCCTTTAATCCATGACAATGAGGGAGATACGATTGATGCGCTTTGCTCTTACTCAGCGCATGTGGCGGAGTCACTGGAGTGTGACCCGGAGAAACGTGGGTTGCATATCTCAATGCAATTGATTTGTGAAGCCTTACAAAACCTACAGTTGGATCGTGAGTCAGATCAGTGTCATACTGAGGCGGATAAAATCTAGGAATTTGAAAACTTAGGGTGGATTTTTTACACCCTGTGTGTATTATTAACAGGGCTGGACACAAGCAGGGCCAAGGCGCTCAAGTTGTGTTCAGTTTTAACGTGAGATTGTGACTAACGGACAGGCTTACAGACGTAAAAAAACCCCGGTGCGCTAACACCGAGGTTCTTTTGAAAACGGTTCAACCAAAAACCGCCTCGTGACAGAGTTAAGTTTACTGGTTGTACGGTGATTTGCAAGCCTCGCCACTATTTTTAGGCGAGAAAATGACTAGAAACTTAACTCCGGCCTCAGCAGGTCGGTTTGACAAACGCCAACGTGGTGCCCATAGCACCTGTTGCTTAAACCCAAAACCCGTTTATGTTCGTCCAAAGACTTGGAAGAACCTGCCGGGTGAGCTGGGCAAAACCTTCAATTTCTGTCGTAAGCGCGACATTTCCCGTGATCCCCACTTTGTTCACTTGCGTCAGGCCGCTGGCCGTCAGCGTGACTTCAAAGACGTGCGCCGCAACCTTATCAACCCGATGTTTCAAATGCTGCTTTCACGTCATGATCTGGCTACAGGTATCGTGGAACTCGATCTGGAAGATATGGCCGCCGAACTATCCAAAATGTGGGTAACAGACCCGGAAACAGGTGAGCAATACATCACTGAAAGCAAAGTAACTGTAAGCCGGATCAGCCGCTTCATTGATGAAGTCATGATCCCGTTTGGCCTTTGTTACGTTCACGCTGATGGTGATGAAGCCAACCCGAAAAACGGCATGGTATGGGATCAGGCCAATGGCTTTTGGTTCCCTAAAGTTCTGGTGCTTACTAGCGAGTTTTACCGCCTTGCGGGTGCTGATTTAGATAAACTTTACACTCAGGCTGATGAGCAGCTGGCTTTGCGTAATAGTGGACTCACTGAGGCGGGCGAGGTTATCACCCTAAGAGAAGCGCGTAACCGTAAGCGTAAGCAGATTTTTAAGCGAGCATGGGAGTGCCGCAAGCAGAACGCTGGCGCTCAACGCCGCCGCAACAAGCTGGCATCCAAGAGCTTGGACGAACGCAAGCATGAAGTGGCAACGGCCCTCACCAAGTCTATGCCAGCCCATGAGCTTGCCCAGCTAAGCAGTGAGCAGTTCAATAAGCTAGTTTGGGAACGCCTGAACAGCATGGATATAGGCATAAATCACCCGCCACCTGATACCGTTCAATAAATCCAATCGGATTGAAACCTAACCGGGCACATGCCCGGCGCTTGTCGTTCCTGTAAGCCAAGATCCGGCAAGATCTCCCCACCTTTTAACCTTACTCCCTCTTATTTTTGACGCGCTCAGGGGCTTCCTGTGGCTTTCCTTGTGGATTAATTTAGTTATCCACTCTTATCTGCAAGCGGGTAGATTTGTTTATCTGCGAGCATAAGAAAGTTATGCGCAAAACCCGCTCTATTCATTAAAATCATTAAAATACATATATATTTCTATATCTCACTTTCTGTGAGTTATGAGGAAAAGAAAATAATGTCTGGCCATTTCCTAGCTAAAGCTAGGGGCCAGTGATACCCCCCTCCGCCCCCCCAAGGGGGGAACCCCTCGCCGCCGGGGACTCAGGAGGATGGCGCGGCCTTCGGCCTAAAGCCAACCTCCTAAGTCAAGGCTATTACGTTCCAATCCAGTCAAGGGGTGGCCGCTTTAGCTCATAGAGCGCATTTAGTTCATTTTTCCATAGCATGGCAAGGCTGGCGCTTTAAAGCCCGGAGAACGGCCACTGGAACCCTTGACAGGCTTTCCACTTAAATGGGGGTTAATGCTTAAGTCATAGCTGATCGGTCAACCGCTAAAGAGCAAGAGCGGCTTAGCAAGGAAAAGCCTGATCTCACGGTCAGGTGAGTGCCAAGCAATTGGTGGTATAATGGCCCAATGAAAAAGACCCCACTGATCTCCAAGCTGAACGCCTCACCATGCGACTATTGCCAAGCCGCTGGCTGGGTGAAAGGGCTATTCAGAAAAGCGCTATGCTATCGCTGTGATGGCATTGGCTACTTGCAGCCTAATGGCGGCCAGCTGGACGCTAAGGCGATCAGGGCCATGCAGTATGAAGCAGACAAGAAAGCGTTTGTGGCCGTGCTGAGGTTCCGCAAGGCCCAGCAAGAAACCCCGCACTGGTACGACACGCCCGGCAAACTCCGCAGCAATTGGCGCGGCGACTAGCTCCCCGTGACCGTGTTACCCGGTCACGTCTCACCTATCGATCACCCTTCCCCCGGCTTTACTCCATCGAGCGCATATATTCCTTGTTAGGGGTTCCACGCCGCAACCGCCGAAATTTCCGTTAAGAACGGAAATCTTCGTGATTAAGCCCTTTATTGCTTGTAATTGCGAACGAATAAGGGGCCTTTAATGAGAATTAAATCGTA